TACACATTTCATTTGTTAAACAAGTATTCATTTTTTACATTTGATAAAAAATTAATATTATTTTAAAAATCAATTTTCTTTTTATTATATATATGACATCATGTCCTTTTTCACAGTATAGTAATATTTTCGGAAAACCGAATACAGGAGTTCACAGTATTAAATTTATGAATGTAGCAGTATTCGATTATACTCTCACTATTATATTAGCATTTTTTATTACATATATAACAAATATACCAGCTGAACTAACCACTATTTTTTGCTTTATTCTTGGTATAATAAGTCACACACTATTTGGTGTTAAAACCAATACAACAAAATTTCTACATATCGATTGTTAGTAAATAATTATAATAAAAAATCGTATTATTTTTATTATAATTATTCTAGAAACGCTTCAAGATTAGATAATTTCCAAATCTTTTAAATGCCAATATTCCGATGACCCATTTGGTAAAGGTCTTCTAATAATAACAGGAATGTTTTTTTCTTCTAATTCTTTTAAAGCAATTAAATATCCATCCATTACATTATCTGGAACCTTAGTCGTCGGTCTGGCTCCATTATTAATTTGTTTTGCTCGAATACCCAAGACTCTTGTTTTTTCATATTTTGTTAAAATAGGAACAGTCTTATGTAACTCATCAATAACAATATTATCTTTATTTCTAACAACCTTTGCCAAATTATAAATTTCTTCATAGTTATGAACCATCGACTCTGGATGTTGTTCTTGTATGTAATTTTCTCTCATTTCCTTATCAAATTTTTGTAAATATTCATCATCTTCTTCATCATCATCATCAGAGTCATAATCAGAATCATTCTTGTCAATATTATTAGGAAGTGAAATAGTAGTAGTAGGAAGTTCTTCAATATTTTTGGAAGATTTCTTTATCACTTTTTCTGAAACAGGTGGTTCTGCTATATTTCCTTCTTCGTCAACACTAAAATCATCTTGGTCGTCATCCATTTCACTTTCAACATCTTCAACATCTTCAACATCTTCAAGTTCTTCAAGATCTTCATCATCATAATCTGCCTCAACCACTTCTCCTTCTTCAAGCTCTTTTACTTTAATTGATTCGGGATTTTTTTTCCTGGAAAATGTTGGTTGAATATCTTCTTGTGAAGTAGTAGATACCTCATCGTCACTAATGTTTTCCAAATCAGATTGTTCTAAATCGCTCATTCTTATAATTATATATTATTATTACTTTTTAAATAGAATCAATTTTATTTAAAAAATAATATAAAAAATAAATTAAATTAATAGATATTTATAGTTTTTTTGATTTTAAGCATTACCATCAGTTCTCCATACAGTATCACATTTCGCACATAAATATATATACAATTGATTCATATCGTCATATCGAATATAAATCACTTCTCTATCACCCTTTTCTTTATTACTACTACATTCATTATTAGGACAACTTATTGTGTTTATTCTGGGTAATGTGGGATCCAACTTTGTATATTCGTTAATAATATGATTATATTTCTGTTCACTTCTTTTTAATTGTGTTTTCGAAACGCAGATATTGTCCTTAGTTAATTCGGTATCTTCATGTCCACAATTTCGACAATAATATATTAATTTGTTTTCATCATCAGTGGAAATTCTGATGTAGTACATGTTGTCGCATTTATTACAAAAGTGCATCTTCTTTGAATAATATATATATTTTTATTTATTACATTTCAATTTTATATTTTAATTTTAATAAAATTATTATATGTTTCACCCCAGTTAATTTTTATATTTAAATTATATATTCCTGTTTTAACCCCATAAGAATCCTCGTCTTTGTTTTTTTCTAAAATAGACAATAATTCAGGTTGTTTCTTTTTGAATTCACAGACAATATTATCCTTAAATAAATTATTAAATATATAGTCTTCGTTACTTAGGTTTTGAATAATATTATTCACAGAGTAATCTATATTTCTATATAATATAATTTTATTATACTTCTCAACATCTTGATGTTTCATAGTAAATCCTGGTTCATGTAATAATGGAAATTTATCCATTATGCTTATTATAGTTAATAATATAGTTCGAATACTCTGGCATCCTGTCCATTGATCACCGCGCCATGTATTTAATACAGATAAACACATTTTTCCATTTCTATACATATTCGGATGGAACCGTGTAACTCCATCATGTGTCATAAATTGGACTTTCGGAGGTTGATGCGGATAATCTGAAGGAAAATTAAATTTGAAAAAATAATTACCCCCAACATATTGTGACTCAGATGGACCAGATATATAAGCATATCCTTCTAGAATATTGCTTTCATCGTGTTTATAATAAATTCCATCCTCATCCAGCGGATTTTTAATCATTTCTCTAACATCTTTTATTAATCTTTTGGTGGTTTCTCTCGATAATACTACAGTATCAGTAGACATGTTATAGATTATATAATAATATATTTATGTGGTATTGAATTAATATATAATATTTTATGACTTCATCATAATATTAATAAAATCAATATATTTTAGAGAAAATACTTAAAATTATCTCTCAAAAATAAAGAATACATATTCAGTTTATACATTTTTAGAATTCTTAAGATATTTATAAAAAAATTGACCTAAATATAATGTTTATAATATATACAATATACTATGTCTAAAATGAAACAATCATTTGACGCTTATTTAAAATCACATTATTCACAAAAGGGTGAGGGGTTTACTCACACCAGGATAGGAGATAACACTTTAAATATTAAAGCGGGAAGTTACACTCTCGATGACTTAGACGAATTTTATGCCAAATATTATAAACATGTTTTTCAAGATGGTAAATTTGAGTTTCTTACGGAAAAACAAAACCGTGACATCGGACCAATTATGTTGGATTTCGATTTCAGATATTCCACTGATGTTGAAGAAAAGCAACACACCGAGGAGGATATAAATGAAATGGTTAATTTGTATTTTCAGGAAATATCCGAACTTGTTGATATCCCATCTAGAACTGTTATCCCAGTATTTATTTTTGAAAAAGAAAATGTTAATATGTTAGATAATACTACTAAGGATGGTATTCATATGATTATAGGAATTCATATGGAAAGAGGTCTTCAAATTATTCTTAGAAATAGAATGGTATCTAAGTTAAAGGAGGTATGGGGAGAATTACCTCTCGAAAATACATGGGAAGAAGTATTAGATGAGGGTGTCACAAAAGCAACTGTTAATTGGCAATTATATGGTTCAAGAAAACCTGGAAATGAAAGTTATGTTCTTAAATATCATTATGACTTAGAAGTAGACGAAGATAATGATTGGACTCTTAGTATTAATGATGTCAAAAAATTTGATATGAAAACCGATTTTAAATTATTAAGTGCGCAATATGAAGGACATCAATCATTTGAAATGAAAGATTCTATCAGAGCCGAATTTGAAGCTGTTAAAACTAAGAAGAAAAGTAAAAGTAAATTAAAAATTGTTGATAAAAATAAGTTGGAGGATATCACACAAATCACAAATCAAGATGAATTGGATACACTTGTTCAACATTTTGTTGACCATATCGAATCTAATGAATATACATTAAAAGAAACTCATATGTATACTATGTGTTTAACTGATAAATATTATATTCCATATGATAAATGGATTCGTGTCGGTTGGGCTCTTAAGAATACAAGTGATAAATTGTTTATTACTTGGATTGCATTCAGTGCTCAATCACCTAGTTTCGAATTCGATAAAATATCCGATTTCTATGATATGTGGTGTCGTTTTGAAACCGCAAATGAGGATTGTCTTACATTTAAGTCTATTATTTATTGGGCTAAAAATGATAATCCTGAAAAATATGACGAAATTAGACAAGAAACTATTAGCTATTTTATTGAAAAAACTATAGATAATCAAACTGATTTTGATTTTGCCCTAGTTCTTTATCAAATGTATAAGGATAGATTTACTTGTGTTTCTATTAAAAAGGATGCTTGGTATATTTATAGAAATCATAGATGGGAGGAAAATGAAGGTGGCACTGATTTAAGAATGGCTATTTCTCAAGAATTATTTCAAATATATTTTAATAAGCAAATGGAACTTGTTAAACAGATTAGCAGTGGAACCACTGATCCTACAAGCGAAAAACATAAGGACTTACAGTCTAGAGCTAAAAAAATTGCTGACTTGTCCAATAACCTTAAAAGAAGAGGAGTCAAAGATAATATTATGCGTGAGGCTAAAGAAATATTTTATGATAGTAGCTTTGTTGACAAGGTAGACGCAAATCCTAGATTAATGTGTTTTGCTAACGGTGTTTATGATTTTGATATTAAATGTTTTCGTAATGGTAAACCAGACGACTATATTTCAAAAACTACAAATATTGCTTATAACACTCTCGACCCCAAGAAACATAAGAAACAAATTGACGAAATTAATGATTTTATGATGAAGTTATTTCCTGAAAAGGAGCTTCGAGATTATATGTGGGAACATTTGGCATCAACACTAATTGGTGAAAATAACGATCAAACATTTAATATATATAATGGTAATGGTAGTAATGGTAAATCAAAACTTGTTGAATTAATGTCTATGTGTTTGGGTGACTATAAAGCTACTGTTCCTATTACTCTTATAGCAGCAAAAAGAAATTCTATCGGTAGCACATCTTCCGAAGTGGCTCAACTTAAAGGTATCCGTTATGCTGTTATGCAAGAGCCTTCCAAGGGCGACCGCATCAATGAGGGTATTATGAAGGAAATCACTGGTGGTGACCCTCTACAAGCCAGAGCATTATTCAAAGACAGTATCACATTTATTCCTCAATTTAAATTGGTCGTCTGTACTAATACATTATTGGATGTCGGAAGTAATGATGAGGGAACTTGGAGAAGAATTTGTGTTTGCGAATTTATTTCCAAATTCTGCCCTAAAGCCGAATTTGATGATGAGCGAAAATATCAATTCGAATTAGATAAGAAACTTGATAAGAAGTTTGCTGCTTGGGCTCCTGTCTTTATCTCTATGTTAGTTCTCAAAGCTGTTCAAACAGATGGTCTTGTCAATATTTGTTCAGCTGTTAAAGCTAGTAGCTCTAATTATAGAAATACACAGGACTATTATAGTGAATTTGCTGCTGACAAGATTAAGAAGTATCCTGGTGGAAAGATTAGAGAAACCACTTTATACGAAGTATTTAAAGTATGGTATCAGTTACATCACGGTAAAAATGTTCCAAAGGGTCGTGATTTATTCGAATTTATTAACAAGAAATTTGGAAAAAAACAACGTGGTGTATGGAATGGATTATCCATTGTATATGATGATTTTGACCCCACACTAGATGGTGATGAATATGAAGAAGATGATTAAAATTAAAATCCAATAAATAAAAAATCTAATAATTTATTTTTTATTTATTTTTATTTATTTAAAATTGATTTACAATTTAATAATTATATTATTACATCACTCATAATAACTTTATCAAAAAATGAACTCAATTTCGCCATACGATTTGGAAACTGGACATACA